TAAAGAACTGTGTTATACTTAGGTACTACTTCAGAAAACATGAAGTACTCATCTAATTTTACTTTGAAAGGTATATATAATGTCAGAAAGCGTATTTTCGTTTCGTCTATCAGAAGAATTTGTGAGCAAGTATCAGTTCACTCCAGCACCCTTTGGATTCTCAGATGCAGGGTCTAACTCTCTTGGAGAGATTACTTTTATTCGCACATATTCTCGTGTTAAGGAAGACGGCACGAAAGAACGCTGGCATGAAGTATGTCGCCGTGTAATTGAGGGTATGTATTCAGTACAAAAGAATCATGCTAAAGATAACCGTCTACCATGGAATGATAACAAAGCACAGAAGTCTGCACAAGAAGCTTTCCAAAGAATGTTTGAATTAAAGTGGACACCTCCAGGTCGTGGTCTTTGGGCATTTGGAACCCCTATGACTATGGAGAAGCGTAACTCTGCATCCCTTCAAAATTGTGCAATGGTATCTACAAGAGACCTTGATCGTAATGATCCTGGTGCATTGTTTGCTTGGGTAATGGATGCATTAATGCTGGGTATTGGAGTTGGATTTGATACCCTTGGACAAGACAAACAAATGTCAATCTATGCACCTACTGAGCCAGCATCTACCTATGAAATTCCTGATACTCGTGAAGGTTGGGTTGAATCAGTTCGTCTTTTGATTAACTCTTTCCTACGCCAGAATCAATCAATTCAGCTTTTCAACTATGACCTTATCCGTCCTCTAGGTGCCCCTATTAAGGGCTTTGGAGGCGTTGCAAGCGGTCCAGCACCACTTATTGATCTCCATACACGTATTCGTAATGTAATTGGCTCTAGAGCAGGAGAAGCCTTAGATAGCCGTGCTATTGTAGATATCGTAAACCTTATTGGTACTTGTGTTGTTTCTGGTAATGTTCGTCGTTCTGCTACCCTTGCACTTGGGACACCAGAAGATGATGGGTTCATTAATCTAAAGAATCCAGAAGTATTTCCAGAACGCAACTCATATGATCCAGAAAAACCAGGTTGGGCCTGGATGTCAAACAACTCAATTGCTGCTGAGGTTGGAACAAAGTATGAGGACTATGTTGATTTAATTGCAGATAACGGAGAGCCAGGATTTATTTGGCTTGGAGTTGCAAGAGATTATGGTCGTCTTGCAGATGCACCAGACTACAAGGATTCCCGTATTATGGGATTCAATCCTTGTGCGGAGCAGCCATTAGAATCATACGAACTTTGTACACTTGTAGAAGTGCACCTGAATCGTCATGAGTCTAAGGAGGACTTCCTCAAGACATTGAAGTTTGCATATCTTTATGGAAAGACTGTAACCCTTATGCCAACACATTGGCCAATAACAAACGGTATCATGCAAAGAAACCGTCGTATTGGTACATCATTGACAGGTATTGCTGCATTTGCTGACGAACATGGTTTGCCAACTACCCGTGAGTGGATGGACGAAGGGTATACAACAATTCGCAAGTATGACCATCAGTATTCAGAATGGCTATGTGTTCGTGAGTCAGTTCGTGTAACAACAGTTAAGCCATCAGGATCAGTCTCACTTCTTTCTGGTGCTACTCCTGGAGTGCACTGGGGACCTGGTGGAGAGTTCTATCTTCGTGCTATTCGCTTTGGTAATCAAGATCCAATGCTACATCTTTTCAAAGCTGCAGGGTATAAAATTGAAGCAGATCTAGTATCAGCAAATACCTCAGTAGTATACTTCCCAGTTGCATCAGGACACAAGCGTGCTGAGAAGCAGGTAAGCTTATTTGAGAAGATTGGTTTGGCAGCAACTGCTCAGAAGTACTGGTCAGACAATGGTGTTTCTGTAACGCTCTCATTTGATAAGGAAACAGAAAAGCAGTTCGTGGCTCCAGCACTTAATATGTATGAGGGTCAGCTTAAGGCAGTTTCATTCCTTCCAATGGGTAATAAGACATATCCTCAGCAGCCATATACAGAAATCACAAGAGAAGAATACAACTCATATGTAGGAACAATTGGCAAGATTGATTGGTCTGCTATTTATGATGGTGTAGAAAATCTTGAGGCTGAAGGCGAAGCATATTGCTCAACAGACGCATGTGAGATCAAACTGTACTAATGGTTACAGTTGGTTCACTTTGACATGATTATGGTATACTTATGGTTATGAGTAATACAAATAATCCATTAATCAATCCAAGGACTGGTTTGCCAATCATTGGAAATGTACGCAAAAAGGTAATTGAAAAAAACTACGACTGGGGCCTTTATGTCTATAAAAAAGCAAATGGTCGCTGGTTCACTGACGGTAACGGAAACGTACTTAATATTGAGTCTATGCGTAATGATATTTCTAAGATGACTGAGCTAAAGAATGCAGCAAAGTACTATGGAGACGAAGGAGATGGAGAAGCAATCTTCGTTCCTGGACTTACACGTATCTCAGAAGAAGAGCATTCAGAGCAGCTTGATCGTATGGTCAATGGTTTGATCCCTTCTAAAAATGATTTAGGTGCTTGGAAAGCTGCAAAAGATACACTTAATACACATGGAAGAGAAGCGTACGAAAATGGCTAATGACGAATATCAGTACATATCTGCAAGCTTGAATACTCAAGATGAAAAAGAAAATGCTTTTAAAGAGCAAGACCCATTCAATAAATCTTGGGATACCCTTAAAGATTTTTCTGGACTAGAACAAAACTTCCGTCGTAGAACAGTACGAAATCTTAATAAGTTTGCAGATGTAAATAATGCAGCATACTTAGATTCTGCAAATGTTACACCAACAGGTGTGGATGCTGGATCAAAACAGATCAACCCTGGAACGGTATACAGAAACGGTTACGGACTATTTGATGTAATCACACCTCCATACAATTTATATGAACTTGCAAATTTCTACGATACCTCATTTGCTAACCATGCTGCTATTGATGCAAAGGTTGCAAATATTGTTGGTCTTGGATATTCCTTTGAAGTAACAGACCGTACAATGCTTTCTTTTGAGGGTAAAGAGCAAAGTGCTACAGATAAAGCACGCAAGCGTATTGAAAGAATGAAGCTAGAAATGCGTGACTGGCTAGAAAACCTTAATGATGATGATTCTTTTACAAAGACAATGGAAAAGGTTTACACAGATGTTGAGTCTACTGGAAACGGATACCTTGAAATAGGTCGTACAGTAAATGGAGACATTGGATATGTTGGTCATATTCCATCAACAACAATTCGTGTTCGCCGTTTGCGTGATGGCTATATGCAGATCATCTCACAAAAGATTGTTTACTTTAGAAACTTTGGTGCAACCAATCCTAATCCAGTCACAGAAGATCCACGACCAAATGAGATTATTCACATCAAGGAATATTCTCCACTAAACACTTTCTATGGAATTCCTGATATTATTGCAGCACTTCCTTCACTTATTGGTGATCAACTCGCATCACAATATAACATTGACTACTTTGAGAATAAGGCTGTTCCAAGATATGTCGTAACCCTAAAAGGCGCAAAGCTTTCTGGAGAAGCAGAAGATAAAATGTTCCGCTTCTTGCAGACAGGTCTTAAGGCACAGTCTCACAGAACCCTTTACATACCTCTTCCTGGAGATACTGACCAGAACAAGGTTGAGTTTAAGATGGAGCCAATTGAGAACGGTATTCAAGATGGTTCATTTAAGGAATACCGCAAGCAAAATCGTGACGATATTCTTGTTGCTCATCAGGTCCCAATTTCAAAACTTGGCGGTACTGACTCAGCAGCAATAGCAGCATCAATTGCACAAGATAGAACCTTTAAGGAACAAGTTTCACGTCCTGCCCAAGGGCACTTAAATAAGGTAATTAACAAAATCATCAAGGAAAAAACAGATATCCTTGAACTCAAGTTTAATGAACTTACACTCACAGATGAAATTACTCAGTCACAGATTCTGGAAAGATATGTTAAGACTCAGGTAATGATGCCAAATGAAGCTCGTGAAGCAATTGGCCTTCCTCAACATCCAGATGGAGACACTCCATTTGAAATGTCTCCAAGACAAGCAACAGATGCTAGAGCAAATGCTGCTGGTAACAGAGCAAGAGATACTGAACGAAACAATAGTCAATCTGATGGTCCTGCAACTGTAACAGGTCGCAATCCACAGGGTGAAGGCAGAGCGTCTCAATAGTTGAGAAAATGTTTAAAAGGTTTGGTATAATAGAATCGTCATGAATATAAATAAAGCACATTGGACAACCGATGGCGACACCGTTCGTCTATCAATGCCTTTAACAAAGGTAGATCAAGAGCGCCGTATTGTTTCAGGTTTTGCATCTCTAGATAATCTAGATAAGCAAGACGACATTGTAACAACAGAAGCTTCTATGGCAGCTTTTGCAAAGTTCCGTGGTAACATCAGAGAAATGCATCAGCCTTCAGCTATTGGCAAGATGGTTTCATTTAAAGAAGAAAAGTATTTTGATCCAGAGACAAAAAAGTTCTATAAGGGCGTATTTGTTTCAGCTTACATTTCAAAGGGTGCACAGGATGCCTGGGAGAAAGTTCTAGACGGAACATACACAGGTTTTTCTATTGGGGGACGAATGAATAAGTGGGATGATGCTTATGATGAGAAGTCAGATAAGCAAATTAGAATTATCAAAGAATACGATTTAGTTGAGTTGAGTCTTGTAGATTCCCCAGCTAATCAGTTTGCAAATATCGTATCAGTTGAAAAAGTTGATGGTGTAGATACACTAACAGGTTCATCAGCAGACACAATTGTTGAGAACGTATTCTGGGATGCAGAGTCTGGAATCGTTACAATATCTGAAAATGAAACAGAGCTTAGCCCAGTTTCTGGCGAAGAAATGAAAAACATTGGATTTGTTGAAAAGAATGATTCAGAAAAAACCACAATGATAAAGTTCTTAGTTGATAGTGCAAAAGGCATTAGAACAATTAAGATAGCAAAGGAGGATAATCCTATGACAGAAAATACAGACGTAGTTGCAGAAGCAACTCCAGAAGTTAATGAAGTTGAGGTTGCTCCAGAGGCTCCAGCAGAGGCTGTAGTAGATGCACCAGAAGTTGTAGCAGAAGTTGCAACTGAAGATGCACCAGCAGTTGAAGAGGGTAGTGCTCCTTCTATTGAAGAAGTAACAGAGAAGGCTGACGAAGCAATCGTTGAGGTTGCATCAGCAACAGCAGAAGTTGCTAAGGCAGTTTCTGAAATTCAGAACTCTGTAACTAATGCCTTGAGCGATCTAGCAGCAACAGTAAAGGCTATGCAAGCAAATGTTGATGCAATCACAAAGTCTCTTGAATCCGTAACAGAGGAAGTTAAGGAAGTTAAGGGAAGCTTTAATGAATTTGGAAAGACCGTTGATGCCGTAGTTGCAGATACCGCTTTCCGCAAGTCTGGCGATCTCGGCGAGATTGTACAGGAATCACCTAAAGTGATTCAGAAATCCCTATGGGGCGGACGTTTCCTCACAAATTCCGACCTATTTAACTAAAACAAAATCACTAGGAGGTGAACAATATGTCAGAAACAACAAACACAGATCTTCAAAAGTCTTTTAATCATCCCACAGGTGATGGCGTTGCCGTATCAGGTGGAATTGGTGGTGCAGTAGCACAAGGACCTAATGGAAATCTTTCTCCAGCTGCTTCGCTTGGTAACATTGCCACAGCAAACTATGGAGATTTAACTGGACCAAACGCAGTAAATCCAACTGGTACACCAGGTGGTATTCTAGCACCAGAGCAGGCTCGTCGCTTCATTGATTATGTATGGGATGCAACTGTCCTCGCTAAGGATGGACGTAGAGTTACAATGCGTGCTAACACAATGGAACTTGAGAAGGTTAACGTTGGAGAGCGTGTAATCCGTGCAGCAGCACAGGCACAACCTACATTTGAAAATGCAGGTGCAACATTCTCTAAGGTAGAACTTACAACCAAGAAGATTCGTCTTGACTGGGAAGTTTCAACAGAAGCACTAGAAGACAATATTGAAGGCGCAGCATTGGAAGATCATCTAGTTCGCTTGATGACAAATGCATTCGCTAACGACATTGAAGACCTTGCTATTAATGGCGATGGTTCAACAGGCGATTTCCTTTCAATCATGGAAGGTTTCGTAAACAAGGTTAAGACTGATGGAGATGCACACGAAGCAATTGTTACAGTTGCAGACAATGCATGGACACCAACAGTTATGCAGGACATTATCCTAGCAATGCCACGCAAGTACCGTGCAATCAAGAACAACCTAAAGTTCTATGCTGGTACTGATGCATTCCAGGGAATTGTTAAGCACAACGGTACACTAGCTGACGCAGTTGCTGAAGCATTCGCAGGAATGACTCCAGGATCAACTCAGGCTAACCGTCAGGCTTACCTAGATGGTGGAGCTCAGACATTCGGTGGAGCACGTACAACACGTGTTCTTGGTGTTGACGTTCAGGAAGTTCCTTACTACCCAGCAGGCTATGTAGATCTTACATTCCCTTCAAACCGTGTATGGGGATTCCAGCGTGATATCACTGTAAACCGTTTCTACCAACCAAAGAAGGACACAATTGAGTACACAGTATTCGTCCGCTTCGGTCTTCAGTGGGAAGAGCTTGATGCAGTTGCATACGCAGATGCTGCAGTAGAGTCATAATCTCTGATTAACTTGACGAGGGAGACAGCGTAAAAACTGTCTCCCTTAGTCATATTCTGATATAATAGCAGTGGAGGATACAATGTCATTAATAGATGAATTAAAAAGTAAAACTGTATTTGAATTAAAATCATATGCAAAGAAAAACAACATTGACCTATTTGGGGTAAGTACAAAAAATGATATTTTAGAAGTAATTTTTAGCTTTGTGCCTAAAGAGTCATCAGAGCTAGTGGTTAAAAAGCCAGAGCCAAAAGAAAAGGTAGCAATTTATTCAGTTCGCAACCTTAGCTGGAATGGTGTTGGTGAGCTAACCAGGGGGTATAACATAGTCACTAAGGAGGATGCTGATAAATGGATAACAAACAAGTCTGTACGCACAGCTTCTCCAGAAGAAGTGAAGAGAGCATACGGTAAGTAAACCATGGAAGCCTTAAGACTACCACCATATCCTATTCTTGTTACATATACCGTTGCACAACCAAACACGGACCATATCGTAGAAATTAAAGACAAGGATAGAAATGATGTTCTTGCAGAGTATGAAGTAGAGTCTTCTTCAGATGCAAAGATTTCAATAGAACTTGCTGGTGATTTTACTAAGTATGACGATAGCTATTACCTAGTTGTTTATCAGGGTTCTGTAGACCAAGACTCAATAGTAGTTGAAGATAATCTAGAAATAAAAAGACCATATGTAAACCCTGCTAAACTAGCAACAGTAGCATCTGAAATTGCAGAGTATGCTCAATATGAAAGAATTGCAAGAGCTATCATTGATTCAGTAGTAGGTGGTTTTTATTATAAGGTTGATTGGTTTGATCAAACTGGTCAGGGAACAGATTATCTTCCTATTTGGGAAAGAGCTTATAAGATTGTAAAAGCATATGAAAACTCTCTGTTAGTTTACGATGCAACTTTAGAATCTCCTGTTCTTGGTGAATGGGCATATGAGTTAACAAAAGATAAGACTGCTATTATTAAAAATACAGAAACACCAGGACTTATTGGAAATAGATCTGAGCAAAAGAGCTTAAGTATTAACACGGCCTCATCAGACTCATTTAATGTTTATGATACAGATTATAGTGAAAATGCATATACGTTCTCAACTGGAGCAGCTTTCCCAGAAGGATGGGACTACCTGTTCTTGCTTGAAACAGGGTACAAGGTTGTTCCTCATGATATTTATGAAGCAACAATGATGCTTATTGATGACATTAAGTGTGGAAAAATAGATTACTATAAGAGATACGTAACTGCTTATAACACAGACCAGTTTAAGATTCAGTTTGATAAGACAATTTTAGACGGCACTGGAAATATGCTAGTTGATAAGATTCTTGATAAATATAAGAAGAGTATTACAAGAATAGGAATTCTTTAATGCAATGCGAAACAACAGACTTTATACATCCAATGCTTGCAGACATCTATTACCCAATAGTTGAGCAAGGAGCTTACGGCAACGTAAAAAAACAATGGATTTTAGATAGGTCTGTAGCCTGCAACTTTGCCCCAACTGGATCAGCAGCAGGAGAAGAAGTAAAGCCAAATGTTAATATAACCAAAGAAAATATTTTATTAGGAAGAACAAAAACTGATCTAAGAGTATCATCTGCCAATGCCAGAAATTCCATAACCAACGTAATAGTTACCAACATAAGAACAGCACAGCAAGAAGCCATTTATATTGAAACATCTGGACCAAGAGATGGAAGATCAACATTATATGAGATCGCAACAAGTGAAGCTATAGTTGGACCATTTGGAAATGTTGAATATTATAAGGTAGTCTTAAGACGATCAGAGAATCAGGCAAGTGATCTATAATGAAGGTTTTAATGAATGACGCTGCATTTAAAAAAGACATGAAGAATATCATGAACTACTCTATTGGATTTTTAGAGGGAGTACAAGCAGGAAAAATAAAGTTTTTAAATAATGTTGGAGTAATGACAAAAGAACTACTAGAACAATATATAGACTCAAATGCCAGGGTAAATCCAGAAGCACTACACCATATATATGAATGGTCTAAAGTGGGAAGTCCTGATGCACGTCTATACGATATAAACTATACAATAAGCAACCTTGGCCTTTCGTTTGTGTCAACATTTAAGCAATCAACATCAATTAAAGATGGCTCATCAGTACCTTTTTATAACAAGGCAAAAATAATGGAAGAAGGCACTCCAGTAACCATAAGACCAAAGAAGTCAAACGTCTTGGTTTTTGAAGATGGTGGAGAAACAGTCTTTACTAAAGGCGAGGTTGTAGTACAGTCACCTGGTGGAAGAGCAACAACAGGTTCTTTTCAAAAGGTAGTAGATACATTTTTTACTAGATATTTTACTCAGGCATTTTTAAAGTCAAGCGGTATTTACCAATACTTTAATAATCCAGATGTATACAGAAAAAATCTATCAGCAGGTAAGTCCTCTGGCAAGATCAAGGGATACCAAGTAGGCTATAGATGGATAGCGAATGCGGGGATTAGATAATGGCAAACGATGATTTGTTAAACACTCCACTTATATGGATAAATAAATACCTACAAGCTAAGCTTGGTGAAAAGCTTGAGTATGCTATTCCATTTTTTCCTCCATCTCCATTTAGCATTGATGATTTAACTGAAAAATGGATGGTGGTAAATAATACCACTCTTCCAGCCACAGATGCCGTTGCCTGCACTTGGGATAGACTCATCAAGATGAATCGCAAGGGTTTTCCACATATAAAATGTGAGCAAATTCTTTATTATTTTTATGGTCTAGGTGAAGGGTCAATTACAACAATGATCCAGGTTCAAGAACATGTTCTAAGGCTTCTAGATCGTGGAGATGAGTCAGCTGAAGAGATTAATAACTGGTGCAGCAATCGTCAGATAGAGCTAGACGATGGAACTATTGTAGACAATATGTTTTACTTTCACAATTTCAAGGTATACCAGCTTGAAGAGACCAGAGATATAATAGATTTTGGCACGGCTCGTACCTATGGCGGTAATAAGATAATCATTGATTTTGACTACCATCAGATGCCAGACCTAACGGCCAGCACATGGACTCCAGAGCCTAAGCTAGCCACCAAAATAGTCTTATAAAACACTGTTATAATTGACTTGAGGAAACACAACGCCGTACAACTTAATATCTATTTTTACAGAAAGAGGTGAATAAATGGCATATAGTCGTGGAACGTCTACCAACATTATCGTTGGTGCAGCAGCATTATTTATTGCAGACACTACATTGGCACCTACAGGGCCCAACGCTCTTCCAGCATTTGTTAACGCTGACTCATACAGAGAAACACTCTCTGCTGACTCAGACTTCACAAACGTAGGTTACACTATGAACGGTCTTGAATTGCAGTTCCAGCCTGACTTCGGTGAAGTACAGGTTGACCAAATTCTTGACGTTGCTAAGCTTTACAAGCAAGGAATGCAGGTTAACCTTGCAACAGCTTTTGCTGAGGCTACACTAGAGAACCTTCTATTGGCTCTAGCATATGGAGAGTCAAAGCTTACAACAAGCCTTGCAAGTGGAAGCTATGGAGATAAGACACTAGACTTATCAGCAGGCGATATTGGCGAGTGCCCAGTTGAGCGAGGAATCGTTGCAATTGGACCAGGAACTGGTGACTGCGTAGACTCTGCATATGTAGAGCGTGTTTATGTTGGATACCGTGCACTTTCAATTGAGAATGTAACAGTATCTGCTAAGCGTGACGAAGCTTCAATGTTTGAGGTTTCATTCCGTCTTCTTCCAGAAGATGGTGGATCATACGGTAAGATCGTAGATCGCACACATGGAGATCTATCATAATAACAACTTAATAATACGACTTAGCCCATCTCATAACGAGGTGGGCTTTGTTGTTTTTGTGGTAAACTTAATAGACTATGGCTACATCAATATATAAGACCAAAAATATTTATTTATTTGACGGTACAGAGATACAAACAATGCCCCTTAAGATTAAATATCTTAGAGAGTTCATGGATGCTTTTGATAAGATTAAATATACAAAAAATGATGATGAAGCCATGATGGTATTGCTGGAATGCACAAGGATAGCCATGAAACAATACTATCCATCAATATCTAAAAGCATAGAAGATCTAGAAGATAATATTGATTTGCCAACAGTTCATGAGATTTTAGAAATAGCTGGAAACATTAAAGTTGGTGAAAACTCAGAGGAAGATGTGAAGACTCAGGCTCAAAAAGGAGATCCAGGACCATCATGGGAAGATTTTGACTTAGCCAAGCTTGAGTCTGAGGTATTTTTGTTGGGTATATGGAAAGACTACTCTGAGCTAGAAGAGTCATTATCTTTATCAGAAATAATAGCAATAGTGTCTAGCAAAAGAGAACTAGATTATCAAGAAAAAAAGTTTTTTGCAGCAATACAAGGTGTTGACCTTGAAGACTCTGGCAACGAAGAACGTGGTCAAAAAGAATGGGAAAATCTTAAAGCAAGAGTATTTAGTGGTGGAGCAACAAAAGATAGTAATGATGTACTTGCATTACAGGGACAAAATGCTAAGAAGGCTGGATTTGGAATTGGTATGGGTCTTGATTATGAAGACGCAAGAGACCCCTCTCTCATGGTATAATTGATACAAACCTAGGGAGGGATCAACATGGCAACAACTGTTTATGAATCACAACAGATTAAGCTAATTGATGGTACAGAAATTACTCTAAGACCGCTTAAGATTTCACTTTTACGAAAGTTTATGAAAAAGTTTGAGGGTATTGCAGAGGTAGTAGATGACAATGAGAAGTCAATTAATCTACTTATGGAATGTGTACTAATCGCAATGGAACAATACAAGCCAGAGCTAGCAGCAGATATTACTGCTCTGGAAGAAAATATTGATTTGCCAACTGTGTATAAGATTGTTGAAGTAGCATCAGGAGTTCCACTTTCTGAAGCAGCAACACTTTTTAGCAGCAATGCAGATGAGTAATAATTAAATAAAGAGGTGTAGTGAATGGCTGATGCTCAGTCCAATATTAAGGTAAGTATTGATACTGCTGAAGCACTGGCTAATATCAAAAACTTACAGAGACAGATATCAGCCTTTCACACATCAATGGCAAAGGGCGGTGCTGCAGCTAACGCAGTTACTGGCCAATTACAGCAAGGCTTAATTAACTCAATTAATGCTACGGGCAAATTCTCTGCCCAGATGAAAACAATAAGAACAACCACTGAATCTTTTACAAACTCTCTAGAGAAGAATAAGTTCTCACTTGGAGAATACTTTAGATATGCTGGTGGAGCGTCAAAAACTTTTGGTAGATTATTTAAGTCTGAATTTGATACAATAAATAAAGTTGCTAGAGAAAATGTAAAAGACCTTCAAACGCAATATATCAAGATGGGCCGTGATGCAAACGGTGCAATGAAGGCAATTGCTGTAAGACCACTATCTTTGGATATGAATGATCTTGCAACAAAGACAATGATTGCTTCTGAAAAGCAAGCATTACTTAATCAACTTTTAAAGCAAGGTTCTACAAACCTACTTAACTTTGGTAAAAATACACAATGGGCTGGTCGTCAGCTTATGGTTGGTTTTACACTTCCACTAATTAGTGTTGGTGCAGCAGCATCAAAAACTTTTATGGATATGGAAACACAAGCTATTCGTTTTAAAAAGGTATACGGAGATTTATTCACACCAGCATCAGAAACACAAGCAGCACTAGATGGAATTACAGAGCTTGGAAAGCAGTTTACTAAGTATGGTGTTGCTGTTTCTCAAACAGTTGGACTTGCAGCAGAAGCAGCAGCAGCAGGTTTTCAAGGTCTAGATCTTCAGAGACAAACAACTGCAGCAACCAAGCTTTCTATTCTAGGACAAGTAGATAGTCAAAAGGCTCTTGAAACAACAATTTCCCTACAAAATGCTTTCTCAATGTCTTCTGAAAAGCTTGCAGAATCAATTGATTTCCTTAACGCAGTAGAAAACCAGACTGTGCTGTCTCTTGATGACATGTCAACTGCAATTCCAAAAGCAGCTCCAGTTGTTCAACAGCTTGGTGGAGACCTAAAAGATTTAGCATTCCTTATGACTGCAATGAAAGAAGGTGGAATCAACGCATCAGAAGGAGCTAACGCACTAAAGTCTGGTCTTGGATCTTTGATTAATCCAACTGGAAAAGCAAACGACATGCTTTTAAGTTTTGGAATCAATGCAAAAAAGATTGTAGAAGATAATAGAGGAAATCTTAAAGCAACTGTTGTTGAGTTTGCGACAGCTTTAAATCAGCTTGATCCTCTTAATAGAGCTCAGGTTATTGAGCAAATGTTTGGAAAATTCCAGTTTGCTCGTTTATCTACACTTTTTGCAAACGTTACTAAAGATGGTACACAGGCAGCACGTGTCCTTGACCTAGCTGGTGCCTCTGTTCAAGAACTAGCATCACTATCTGAAAAAGAATTAGGTATGACCTCAGAGTCTGCCATGAACAAATTTAAAGGTGCTGTTGAAAATCTAAAACTTTCATTAGTTCCAGTAGGTGAAGAGTTCTTAAAGGCAGTAACACCAATTGCTGAGTTTGTTTCAAATATATTAGATAGATTTAATAATCTTGGAGACGGAACAAAAAGAGCAATAGTTATTGCAACAACAGCAATTGCTGGACTAGGACCAATTTTGTTGATGACATTTGGTTTGCTGGCTAATGGTATTGCTAACATAATTAAGGGCTTTACAGTAATGAAGAGCTTGTTTAATAAAACTGGACAGTCATCTGCAACCCTTGGAACTCAAGTTGAGTACATGACACTTGAGCAGAGAAATGCAGCAGCAGTTGCAGCCTCACTTGATCAGGTTCATAGAACACTTGCACAAACATTTACTGCAGAAGCAACATCAGTAGATAAATTAACCAATGCATACACTAGAGCAATTGCAGCACAAAGAAACTTTATGCCAACAGCTATGCCTATAAGCCGTGGTCCAATTAAGAAGAGAGCAAAGGGTAAGCCTGCTGTAGTTGGCGGTACAGGAAATCAAGACTCAGAGCTAGCATTACTAATGCCTGGAGAAACAGTAATTCCAACCAAGATGAGCAAGAAGTACGCTGGTCTTATTAATGGAATGATTGCTGATAATATACCTGGATATGCAGAAGGTTTAGGCTCTAGATTTGTTACAAACACTTCTACATCTGCAGTAGCATCTCACTTTGATGTTACAGCACCAAGCGAACTTGCAAGAACAATTAGATTAGTTGGAGATGAGCTAAAAGGATTTTCAACAACAGTACTTAAGCTTACGAATAAAGTAGATGGTGAAGGATATGATTTAGTAAAGAGTCAAGAAGAGTTAATTGGTTCAGTTAAAGATGATAATGCTGTACTAGCTGGTGGAAGATCTTTTGGTGGTACAACAACTCTTGGCACAGGTTCAAGAAATACAATGTTTAATGCAATTGGTGTTAAGGGAGAGCCTTTTACACTAGATGCTTTGGCTGAAGCAGGAGATCAAGCAGCTGTAGCTTTAAAAGAAAACAAGGCTTCAACACAAAAACACACAGTGGAGCTTGAACAGTTATCTAGAGAAGGTGCTACTGCAAGAGCCTTGTTACAAGATTCAAATAATGCAACCAAATCAAGAATTGATTATATGAGGACAAACGCTAAACAAGCAATTACTGAAGGCTTGTTAGCAGATGCCAGAATTAAAATTGATGGCAAGAGAATTACTGTAGAGCAAGCAGGCATTATTGCTGATCAAAGAATTGCAAAGGTAGATGCTGAATTAGAAACTCTTAAAAAGTCTGGAGTAACAACAGAAAAACAAATCTTAGAAGCAAAGCGTAAATATTTGGCAGCTATGATAAAATCTGGAACTGGTGAGTTTGTTGTTGCACCTTCAGGAACTGGCGGAGGAGTTGCTAGAGATACTGCTACTGGAAGACCAAGAAGCTCAAACAGGGTTAGCTTCTTAAATCAAAAAGCAGGAGAAAGACAAGCAGCTTACGGTGGCCGTGGTGCTGTTCAGATATCAGCCTTAATAGCAAAGGACTTTGCACTTAAAGGAAAAAGTTTGGTTGAAGCAGCTACATCCGCACTTATTAGTGGTGCAAGATCAGCTCTTCGTATTTCATCTCCATCCAAAGAGATGAGCGACGCAGGAGCTAATGCAGGAAAAAGTTTAGCAGATGGTGTAAAGTCTAAAAAGAAAGATGCTAATAAAGCAGGACAAGTACTTGGAGACGCTGTTGTTTCTGGAACAAAGTCTGGAAAAGCGTCTAGAAAACAAGGACCTGCTGGTATTGGTCCAAATGCACCAGCTGGAACAGTATTCCTTCCAATGACAACTCCTGAAAAACAGTCTAGAATGTCAAAAGCAAAGGGTGCAGTAGGCAAGGTTGGGTCAAAGTTTGCAGGACGTGGAGCAGCAGTTGGTATGGCAGGAAACTCTGCAATGATAGCAGCCGCATTCTTACCTGGCAAAATGGGAGAGCTTGCACAAAAGATTATGCCAGCGGTATTTGGATTTCAAGCACTAAAAATGGTATTAGGTCTGCTACCAGGACCACTGAAGCTAGTAGCTTTAGGATTTGGAGCAACAGTTGGAATAATTAAACTTCTTAATGCAGCAAAAGAGCGTGAACGTGTTGCTATTGAAGGTCTTGGAGATGCTGCATTAGTATCTGAAAAGAAGTTAAAGACTCTTGGAGACTTCTTTGGTATAGTTCCTAAAAAGCTTGACTTCTTATCTAGAGATAATGCTGTATCTACAACTGGAGCAACCGCACAAGAGCAGGATGCAATTGATACATTGCAAAAAGATAAGAATTTCCAAAAAGACTTTAAAAATGATATTGCTTCTTTAAGGAAGGGAACAGATGCTCAAGCTAAGCTAGTTTTTGATTCTATTGCAATGCAGCTTCGTGGCTCAGGCTTTGCTAAGGAGCAAATTGACTTAATAATCAAGGCATTGCAAGAAGAATCTGGAAAAACTGACTTTAAGTTTAACTTTGCTAATGTGGATCTTTCAACAGATGAAGGTGTATTGAATTTTGATAAGAATTTTGGAGTTATTCTAAAAGAGTTAGACTCTGGAATTACTCAAGTATATGATAGCATGATGTATCGTGACAATAAGCTGAATAAGTGGGTTGGCGGAGTAGTAACCAAAACATCTGAAGAAGCAAAGGTTAATCTTAAGCTGGCTACTGATGCTGCAACTGGCTTTATAAATGGTTTAAGAGGACAGCTAGAAGCTGGAGTTATATCTGCAGATCAGTTTGCTCAAGGTTTTGCAAGACTAAATTCATCAATTGCAACAATGCCAAAGCCAGAGCAAGTTATTCTATTAAATGAAATATTTAAAACTTTGCCAAAGGATTTACAAAAAGCAGCAGATGGCATAACTGATACTGGAGCAAGAATGAAGATTCTTCAGGCACAGTCATTAGGTTTAGCAGGTGCTGCACTAACATTAGCAAGTGCATTTAAAACACTTAACAGCCCTCAAGTTTGGGGACCAGAAGGCGCAAGAGTAATCAATGAAGCACAAAATTCTTGGAACAAAGCCTTAGCTGAAGTTAATGCAAGAGCTAAAAAGTTTCAAGATGATTTGCTCAAAGGCTCAGTTGGAGGAACAAGTACAAATCCATTCAAGAGTTTAAGTGATGATGGATCTGGTGGAAAAAAGCTTACAGATGAAGAAAGATATCTAAAGATATTAGACAAGCAAATTGATGCTTTGAAGGCAAAGCAAGAAGCTCAGAAAAAGGCTAATGATGAAATTCAAAGAGAACTAGATTTAATCAACAAGCTAGAAGACCTTGCTTCCCAAGCAACAACTGCAAAGCTGACTGGTAACTTTATTCAAGCAGCAATGCTTACAAGACAGTCTGTTCAGGCTCAACAAGAGTTTGATAGACAAACCCAGTTAAATCTTATGGAAGAGCCAATTGATAAATTAACGGCACGTAAAAAAGAGATTCAGGATGGTGCTAAGCTAACTAAGTCAGAGAAGGCACAACTTCCAAAGATATCTAAGAAAGTAGTTAAGAAGGCCAACGGAGGGCTTATAAAGGGTCCTGGAACAAAACGATCTGATTCTATTTCTGCTAGGTTTGCTGGCAGATTTGAGTCTGGTGGACTTCCACAGCTTTATGTATCCAACGGAGAATATATTGTTAAGGCTGCATCAGTTGATCAATATGGTATAAGCGCAATGAATGCAGTTAATAATGGAACTGCAAGTATTGACACAAACTCTGGCGGTACAGTGTATAATATAAATATGCCTATTACATCTAATGCATCAGATCCAAAGGTAGTTGGCGACTATGTTATTAAACAACTTAAGGTTGAGCTTGATAAAAATAATAAGAGTAATAGGATTAACTTCTAATGGCATATTTAATTGATGCAGGTATACAAGTATCTTTAGGACAAACTGCTCTTGGTGAAAAAACTACAGATCCAGCACTAATGGTTTGGTATAAGCTAACTGATCACAACAGAGAGCCAATCAGTATTTCTACGGAAATAATTGAGTCACAGTCACGCATGGCAAATGGTAAAATGAGAAAGTATATTGTTGCTCAAAAAAACAACATATCTGTTTCATGGAAATACGTTCCATCAAGACAGTCTGAGACTGCAGATGGATTTTTGAGCACTGCTTGGATTGAATCATTTTACCAGTCCAATGCTGGATTGCCAATTTACCTAAAGCTGGTTACTTCAGGTCTTGACTCAGCTCTTGGCACACCAATCATTAATCAGGATCCACTTTTTGGATCTGTACCAACTGGAACATTTGTTACATCACAAGCTGGTTTTAAATTTTACAACGGTGTGTATATGAACAACTTTTCTAAAACAATTATTAATAGAACAAAGCTATCAGACTATGTTGATATGAGTATTGAGTTTACGGAGATATAATGCTCAGTACTGTAAACTCCTCTGTATTTACTGACTCAGATACAATTAAACTAGTACCAGTAGTTTCTGCTGAATGGAACAATAACTTATTTAATCAACCATACCTTACCACTGCTGGAACAGGAACTAATATATCTTGGACATCAGAGCCTATAACAGTTTCTGATGTGGATACCGTTGCTGAAGGAGCAAAAGAAAACTTTACAACAAAAAGCTTTGATATGGCTGACGGTACTGGATCAGTTGCATACACGGTATCTGGACTGTCTGGATCAGCCTATAAAATAATTACATATGTAACAACAGATAGCTCAATGCCAGTCATGCTTAATGCCTATGCTAAAGGGTCAGACTCACAGTTTGGTTCTGAGCAGGTAGAGGCAAGCTCCTTGGGATGGACAAAGATTGTAACCTACATTGGTGGATCAAAATCTTCAGATACTATATCTTCTTTTGTTTACAATATAGTTGCTAATAGATTTGCTGAAGAAACAGAAAATCCTACAATATTTTTTACTTTGCCAGAAATATATGAGACAACATTTTTTGATTATAAAAATGGATCACTTTTTTCAACAGACAGTGTTTTTACATATTTTCGTCCAGGAGAGTCATACGTGTCTTCTGGAGATGTCAAGTGTTTATTTGAATCAAGATATAGAAGAATTGCTTCAAAGGTTTTAGAGTCAGAAACCGAATCAACGATATCTGGCAAAAAGTTTTTTGGTAATAAATATATGCCAATTAGCCCAATTATTCAGAATCCCTCTTTTTTCCTTTCATCACCACCAGTCGCAGTGCTTAAAAATGCACTGCCTACAGATATTAATCCATACAAATATTTTGTATCTGACCCTATGTCATCAAGCTATAAGCCAAGCATTTCTGCTATATATGAAAAAGCAATCACCACCAACAAGATTGTAATTAAGTTTAATACACTTATGACTGTTCCAACCTTTAATCTTTATCTAAATGACTCAATAATTACAGTAGACGGAAGCACAGCCATAACCCCGTTAGCAAATTCAGATGGTTATAATGTTGGACTAATCACTTTATATTGGACTGGATCAGTTTGGACTAAAACAAAGTGGACAGACACTCCAAAGTTTGATGAATCAGGTGCTCTTAGTAAAACAACAACAGTTAGTAAAATTAGAGTAACTCAGATATCAAGATCAATTAATACAGAGTTTGCATTATATTCAGGATCATCAGTTACAAATGATTTAAACAGAATGCAACTAATAGAGGTTTCACCAAGGCTTGAAGTTGATTTATCAGATTTTGTACAAGATGTTAGTGTTTCCAAGTCTTTAGATTCAGACAATACTGCTTTGCCAATCTCATCAATTAACTCTAATGATGCAAAAATAACATTTTCAGGAATACCTAGCAGAGTTCCTGACGGTTCATCTGGTGGATCAACAGTTCCAATTTTTTCAAGTCAAAGTAAAAACCCACTAAGTGTTTTATCTAATATGTTAAGAAAAAACGTTAAGTTTTACATTAACTTTAACCTTAATGAATATGCTGGAATTGATACTGCTCCATCGGTTGGTTTAAACACATACATACCTGCTGGAGTATTTTATTCTGACTCATGGCAAGAAAATGATATTCAAGATGTTTCAGTTCAGTGCTACGATATATCTAGATATCTTCAGTCACGCCCAGTCCCAGACTATGTTGCAAATTTAAAAACGGTATTTGAAGTTATAACAAACATACTAGATCTAGCAGGATTTACAGATTATGACTATGACTCATTACATAAGATATGCAACAATAAAGCACAGCCTCTTGATATAGCTTATTACTATTGCAACTCAAAAGATACTACTCTCATTGATGCTCTAAATCAAATGTTTGTAGCTTATCAAATAGGTGCCTATATTGATGAGTATGGCATTATGAGATTTTTAGGACTTTATGATATTTTAACTAACACATCTACAGGGCTTGCTATATCAGAAGAACACATAGATCAAGGTGGTTTATCAGTATCTAATGTAGAAAAACCAGGAAAAATATCTTTAAGGTATCAAACACCAAAGGTTAAGCAGTCTCCTGCACTGCAAAATGTAACAAACATTGATATTAAAAACTCACCTGCTTTTATTTATACTACATCAAACGATGTTGTGTGGCAACAACAGACTGTTGATTCAGTTGGTTTTAATTATATAGATAATAACATGAGTGAAGATTCTAATACACTTAGCATTAATAGCAACGACCTTCTTGATATATTTCATACCTTTAATATGGACACAAATGGATATGTTGCAGTAGAAAAAGAAATTATGTCTTTTGAGTATAAGCAATATACTATTTCAAATACCAGCAATACAAAGTCTGTTACTGTTTCTATTAAGAATAGTCTTGAGCTAGCATCACAAATTAATAATTTTATTAAGCAAAATACTATAGGTCTTAGAACTAGTGATGGAAGCTCTGGACAAAATTATGACTATGATGTAGTGGTAGAACCAACAGGAAACATAACTAATGTTCAACGTGGAATGTTTGGAACAGTTCCTGCAGACCACAGCAGAGTAACCTCTTTAGCAAGTAAGGATTTGCTAGAAAAAAGTATCAGCAGTTCTTTTGTTTTTTCTGCAAGTGATGGAAAAACGCTTATTACCAATAACTCTGATAACAGCGACATACTTCCTAATGTAACTAAAATAGGGTTAAGACCAGAAGGTTCAGAAAAAATAGCAGTTTGTCCATCATATGAAACAAGCAATGAGTATAAAACTTATTCGGTTAAGTTTGACATACCAGATCAATATGTAGCAGCAGCAGGACTCTACATCAATCAAAGCAGCTCAGAATCCTCAGATCCACTATTTGTTGAGCTAATAAAAATTAGTAGAATAAATCCAGGAACTGAGACCTTCTTTGATCCACCAAGATATACATACATGATGGCAATCTATGATTCGTCTCAGGTATATGCATACACAGACGTTACTGGAGAATGTAACAATGTTTTAAGAACCCTACCAAGAATTCTAGAATTTGATCCAGATGCAGTAGAAGGTCAGCCAAAATACACCTATGTTACTGATGAATTTTTTAATTTAAGAGTTGTTTTAAATTCAACCGATGGATCAGATGGTGAAAATGGATCCCCATCTGATTTAAACACAGCGGTTTATGTTTATTTAAATAATAAAGAAATTATAGGATGGCAAGTGCCTGATACATCAAGTAGCCTTGCTGATTGGAATACAACTAATATTAATACAACAACTGGAATTAGACAAAAACCAACTGTTCCAAATCTATATGAAGAATCAAAAAGCTTTGGTTTTTATGCTTCTGTTTCTCCAGTAGAACTTCCAGGCGTATCTTATCCAACGCCTGTTTTTGCTTATTCAGTTGCAAACCTTAGAGAGATACACGCCACAGAAAAACCACTATTTGAGAGAAGCACCAGCTACTTTTATCAAGATAGAGAATTTTTAAATGGTCTTGTTCAAAAGCAACCACTATACTCAAACTCTCAAACATATCTAATGCAAACAACACCAGAAATTTCTGGAATTAACTATTATGATGTACAGTATTCAACTCCAGCAGCAGTATCTGTTGACGTATTTCCTATTGAATATATGATGTCTTATTTTCCAGGCAATACAAAAGAACAGCAACAATACAAACAAAAAAAGTTGGTAACAGAAGACTCTTTATCTTATTCCACACCTCTAAACACAGGGTTTAGAGCAAGAATGGCTATAGCTAATAGCTCGCCACACATGGTTCTTTTAACAAAAGAATCTGACGAAGTTGTTAGAGTTACAGTAAACTTAAATCTTTGGACGCACGAAATTGTAGCACCCTCAGACCCTGAGATACTAGAAGTAGTAATTGACCAATCAAATATGAGTGAGGCAGTGCAGCTTGATTCAGAGTGGATACAGTCAAAATCTGCTGCAAATAAAATGCTTAAAATAGTTGAAATGGGAATAGATGGTTTTTCTACAACTACGTCTTTAAATATTTTTGGAAACCCACTAATACAGGTAGGAGACTATGTTACTCTTTCTTATGATTTAAACGGTATAGAAAATCAAAGAAACATAGTAACAGCCGTATCACATAGCTTTAGTAATGGGCTAAGCACTACATTAACACTAAAAAGGCTTAACTAGATACAGGTATCGCCTGTGGTATAATTAATAGAATAGGAGATAATCATGCCATATGTAAAAATATCAGATCCACAAGTCATTGACCTTGCCGCTTGGCATCAGGTTATTAATGTGGTTAATCAGCACAGCGATAGCATTAGTTCAATTACAAATAATCTAGGTGGATCTTTGCCAGAGGTTATTGATTTTAATGGAGAGAATGACTTTGTTAATTCTTTTGATCCAGGAGCACAGAAGATACTGTATGGACGAACGAAACTTGATTCAGACGTAATGTCATCAATATCTTATGATCAAATTTATTATGGCACTATTGATTTTGCAGAAAATGGTCAATCAGTGTTTGGAGCAAGGCCAATTATAACTGCATCAATACAGTTTGGGCATGCAGATATTACAGCTCTTGATGACAAGCACTATGATTTTATATTTAATATATTTGCTGTAACTCCTGAAAGATTTAGCTTTAGAGTTAATAGAGCAATAGCTACACCAAATGAGACAAACTCTGCAAAAAGAGCATCAACTATTGATGCTAAGTTTTATCTTAATTGGTCAGCAACAGGTCCAAAATAATTTGGTGATCAATTGACATCAAAATATAGAAGCAACAAGTCTGTTGCAAAAAATCCAACTATATCTATTGATGCTGATGACCCAAGAGTATCATGGGATAAAATAAAACAAACCCTTTCTCGCCAAGGTTCAGAAATTGATATCATTGGTCTTGATGGAAAGTCTTTAGTTCTTGGCGGTTCAAAAGTAACAGACGGATCAAAAAAAGAAGATAAGAATACCAATAAAAAAATAGTTGAAAAGATTCCAGGTGAAATAACTAATCTTTCAGCAGAGTGGCAAGAACTAGATTCTGGCCCAGCATTAGTGTTTTCTTTTGATATAGATTTAGATCTTTCAGAAAATACTACAGTAAATAGTTTTGAGTATACACTTTCTGATGGAACCTCAATTACACCAAGACTATACTCTACTAAACTAAATTCAGATTCTGCTACTCAAGAAGTTATTTTTTACTATGCTGACAATACAAAATATTTTGGTATTTTTCAAACAACATTTACTGAATTTAGAGTAAGGGCACTTGACAAAGATGGAGGTCTTGGTCCAGAAGGAATATTAACAGATATTCCAGTTTATGTTGTAGACTTATGCACACCAATAATTACTGTTACAAGTATTCCAATGGGATATAGTGTAATATTGACGGATGTATGTACTAAACCATATGAATTTTTATCAGTAGAAGAAATAGTTTCAGATGCAGGAACCGCACCATCTACTGGATATCAGCAGGTATATCTAAGCAATATCAAGCCAGCTAACGTTCTTACCCCAACAACATCACCACGATGGGTAAAAGCACGGTATACAAGTGGATCAGGTTTATACGGACCATACTCAAATGCAGTTAAAATAACACCAACTAATCCAATATCTGCAGACTTAGTTCCACCAAATGAAGTAACTGCTGTCACGGGAACTTGGTCTGGTGATAATCTTATTATTAACTATACTTTGCCAGCAACAGATGCAGGGTCTAGATTTCAGGTTGGACTAACAGCACCCAATTCTTCTGTAGGGTATTTTTATGCTTTTCCAACTGGACTGTCTCTTAATCAAACCTATACAATTACAAAAGCAGATTTATTTGCACAATTTGGATCGCATTACTCATCCTACACTGGTATATTAAAAAGTATAGATGCAGCAGATAACAGATCTAGTGGAGTAGGCTTTACTGTTGCACAAAGACCAAACCCTCTTCTTGGAATCACACCAACATTTACAACAACTGCACTAGTTAATGGTTATAGTGTTTCTTACACACTGCCTGCTGGGGCAGTATATGCAGAAGTATATCAAAAATATACAAGCTGGTCTGGAGTAACAGCGTATGATTCATTTACTGGAGTTTATGCATCAGGTGGTTCTTCTGGCTCTAACACTGTAACTCTTTCAAGCATTATATCTAATAAGGGCGCTTCTGTTTCTCCACTTGTTGGATATGTTGTAGTCGGAACTGGTATACCAGAAAATACATACATAACATCAGTATCAGGAAGCCAGATAACTGTTAACAACAACTTTACAAGCCAAGTGTCTGGATCAATTACAGGCTATGGAATTGTCTATTCTGGAACAAGTCCAGCAAATATTTCATCTACTATATACCAAAACACATATCTGCTTATAAGATATTATGATGATTTTGAAAATCCCTCTAATTATTCTGCAGAGCAAATAGTTGTTCCACTTTCTCCAGTTACTGTTGACATAACTGGACCAGGAAATGTTTCTCAAACTGGAATGTCAACATCTTCAGGAATTGATTCTAGCGGAACTCTTGGATTTAATGGCTATATAAATCTTTCTTGGTCTGCTGTTACAGAAACTAGTTTACGAGGGTATAGAATTAGATTCACAACAGATACATCTAATCCAGTGTACTCTCATGTAGATTATCCAATAGATCAAGCAAATATACCTACAGGAACACTGTCATATAAACTTCAGGGTTTATCAGTTGGCGCAACATATAAAATAGGAATTGCAACATATGATCAATACAATAATACATCTACAGACTATATTTCTTTTACAGATACATCTATATCTGGAACACCAGCAATTACAGATTATATAACTGCAGGTAGTTTTCAATTTGGTCAGGGAGTTGATCCAACAAACTCAACGGGTATAACTGGAACAAAACGTGGTTTATTTTTTGATGATAGCAACTACTGGTTCTTAAATAGTTCAGATAGCGCAAGATTAAAGGTTGGTGGGTCTACTGACAATTATTTGCTGTGGGATGGACAAGACTTTACAATTGATGGCAATATAATTGCACAAGGTGGAGAGTTTGCAGGCAATGTTGCTTTAACTACAACTGGAGCATCTATCTACAGTGGAAATGTAACAACAAGCCCAGGAAACTTAACTGGCGATGGATTTATCTTTAATAGAGATGGCTTGCTGATTCGCAAAGGAACAAATCAAGTCTCTCTTGATACAACCAATGGTGCTATAACTGCAAATGCTGGAAATATTGCAGATTGGGTTATTGCTCCAAGTAAAATAGAAAAGCTAGATCCAACATCTGGAAAATATGCTGGTTTATCATCAACTGGACTCTACAAATTTTATTCTGGAAGTACATCTGCTGGTGGAGATACAACACAGTTTGCAGTAGACAGAACTGGTAGAGTCTTTGCAAGCAACGTACAGATATCTGGTGGTGGTATAGATATTGGTGCTCCACCAACAAATTTGGCTTCTGGATTTCACGTAACATCTGCAGGAACAATGTATGCAACAGGTGCACAAATTAATGGGTACGTAGAAGCAACATCTGGAAAGATTATAGGTAATTTTCAGGTAGAGTCTGGCACATTCTACACTGGTACAAGTCCAACAAGTACAAGTGTTCTTATTAATGATAAGGGATTAGCCTCAATTGGTGCAAGCAATGTAACACTTACTGCTATGCTTAATACTCCAATATCATCAGGAAACATACCAATAGGAAGCCAACCATCTGTTGGAACACTTCCTAATGCAATTTCATTTTTTACTCAAGCAGCATTAATCGGTGGATGGGTTGTAGATTCTACAAAAATTAGAGATAGATCAGAGCAGTTTGTTCTTGATTCAACAAACAAATATATACAGATAACTGGCGTAATAGATGTTTCTACAAACTTTAGGGTAGAGCTTGGAACTGGCACCAATGTTTTTTCAGCAGGGGTAGCAGGAGAAACACCTAGCACATCTATTACAAGATCAGGATTGCTAACTGCCAATAATGCAACAATCAGAGGAACAATAAAGGCTCAGCTTGGTGGATTTGGATACTATAGTCCAACTACTGAGGAATTAGTTAATGGTTGGAGTGTTACTGGAGATACTAATACAGCAGCAATAACTGCAACTGGAACTGCATTAATAAATCTATCTAGTGGTGGCAAAATAAGAGTTGGAAGTTATGATATTCAAAGTGAAGGTTCAGCTTTTTCAATTAAAAATACTTCTAGTCAGCAAAACATTTTGACAACAGATACGGTAGCGAATATATCAAGAATTTATTTAGGACAAGAAGGAAGACAGGTTGAAGTAGCCAAAAATGCAGAAATATCTGGAGACTATAGTGGCTCTGCACAAGACTACCGCTCTGGTGGACTAAGAAATATGTTTACTATTACTGTAAATCAATTTGCATCTAATCCTAATGCTTTTCCAGATGCTACAAGTGGATCGGTATTATTGGTGTATACACCATAATAGGTTTATAATATGACAATTAAACTAAAGGTGGGTAGTGAGTGGAAAGATATTGCTTCTTTTAAGCTAAAGACTGGAAGTGCTTGGAAAAATATATCTAAGGGATATATTAAAACTGGCTCAATTTGGAAAATATTTTTTGGTAAACCAGGCCCACAACCAGATTCTTCATTAGAAATATCATCAAATAGTTCACAATACCCAGCAACACTGACTGGAAAAAATTATCATTGGGATTCAGGAGATATCTTTGATTCTAAGTTTGAAAAGTCTAGTACCGTAAATGGTCCTTGGAGCGATGTTACTTCTTTTGAGTTTATAGCAAACCCATCTTCTGGGTCATTCAATACAAAAACTCTTATATTGTTGGAGGATCATTTTGTTTTAAATCAATCATCAACATTTTTTAGATTTGTAGTAAAAGCCTTTAACTCTATATCTAATGAAACAACAACTGAGGCAAGCAGTGCAATTGAAATTTCTGTTGCTAATGCTGTCATGTCTCATACTGGTGCTCCAATAGTTGCTACTTCAACAAGCATAAGTGTACCATTTACCTCTAATTTTGCTTTAAAATATTATATAGTAGAAGCATATGGACCTTCTGGTCTTGTATCAAGTACAACAGTAAACACACCAATAAGTCCAGTATTGGTAGAAAACTTATTGCCAAATACTACATATGATATTGTAATATATCCATACAATTTTGTGAATATTGTTGGTACCGCATTAATTGCTTCCAATATAACAACATTAGCAGGTGTGCCTGGACCAGTAACAAACTTAACTAGATCAACTGGAAATGCAGGATCAAAAACTTTTTCATGGTCAGCACCTAATACAGGTGGAGCAGTCGCATCGTACGAATATCAGTTAAATAATTTAGGTTGGACTAACAATGGATCTTCAACATCAGTTAGCCTGACTGGACTTTCTGGAACCAATACATTTCAAGTCAGAGCAGTTAATGCAAGTGGTAGCGGAACAGCAGTATCTACTGGGTCATTTGTAATACCAACTATTAATAGTGGTCCAACAGCAGGCTCCATAACTTCTTCAGGTGCAACAATATCATGGACATCAAGTAATCAATCATCATATTCTTTATCTATCCCAGGTGCAAGCGGCACACCATTTACTGGAACAACAGCAACATCTGCATCAATATCTTTATCATCAAGCACTACATACACTCCTACGCTAACAATTACTTCATCAAGTGGTGATACAGCAACACTAGCGGGATCTTCTTTTACAACTCCTCCACCACCTCCAGCAACACCCACTATCACTTATACTAATGTAACATTTAACAGCTTTACAGTGTCTTGGTCATCTGCTGGAGCCACATCATATAACGTTAGCGTATTTGAGTCAGTTAGTGGTATTTCTGTGTTCTCAGCAAATGGAACTACAGCAACTGTGGTATCACCATCTGGATTAGCACCAGATCGTAGTTATAGTACAACAGTCACAGCTATTAACCTAGGTGGAACCGCATCAAACACTGTAAGCCAAAGAACGCCTTTTGGGCCTGCTTTAACTCCAACATTTGGAGCAAACTCATCAACTGTTGGTGGATTTACTGGGTCAGTAACAAACTTTGATGCAAACTATACTTTTGGAATATCTACTAGCGCTGGTTCAGTTTCTTTTAGTTCCCCTTCTGGAAGCACTAGAGCATTTACTGTAAGTGGACTTTCTAATGGCCAAAGCGCAACGGTAACTGTTACAACCACTAGAACTGGCTACAATAATGGCTCAGCACAAACAACTGGTTCAGCAACACTAGTTCAGTATACAGTTACTTGGGATGCAAACGGTGGAACAGTGTCACCAACATCAGTCACAGTAAATGCTGGTAACTCTGTTACTGCTCCTACTCCAACACGAAGTGGGTTTACTTTTTCAACATGGAGAAACCCACTGTCTGGAGGAGACCCTATATTACTTGCAGCAGGTGGCAGCTATACTCCAACAGCAAATATAACTTTTTTTGCTATATGGACTGTTACTCCAATAATACCAACAATAACAATGGGGGCAAATACTGGTGTAACACAAACAACAGGAACAATTAACTGGACTTCAACAAATCAAGCAAGTTTTAGTTCCACTGGAGCATTTAGCGGTACAGGTACTACTACAACATCTATATCAAGAACTGGACTTACAGCAGGAACTACCTATACTGGAACTGTTACAGTGACATCTTCTACAGGAAATACTGCATCTGCTGGATATAGCCTTACAACATCAGTGCCACAATACACTGTAACATGGAATGCAAACGGTGGTACAGGTGGAGGAACAACTGGTCCATTCAATGCTGGAACATCACACACTGCTCCTTCACCAGGAACAAGAGCTGGATTTACATTTGCTGGATATAGAGATACGCCATCTGGAGATTCTTTGTACGGACCAATAGCCTCTGGAGGATCATTTAATCCTCCATCAAGTATTACAATGTATGCTAGATGGACAGCTATTGTTCCAAATGTTACTCAAATAACTGCACTTGGACTAGGAAATGCATCAGCCCCATATATTAGATTTACAATTACAAGCACTAATGCTGCATCTTTAAGCATAATGCTTTATAGATCAGCAGTATCATCAACGGGTCCATGGACAGCACTTGCATCACCAAGTGTTCAAAGCACATCTGGAACACTTGTTGCAGATTTTAGCTCAAGAAATACAACTACTTCAAACTGGTATTATGTTGAGGTAACACCATATTCTGGAGCAAGTGCTACTGGAACAGCAGGTACAACTAGAACATCTAGAGTCAAGCGTGGATCAGACACAACAACTACAACGGTTTATCCATAGGATAATTAAAGGAGATAAAAATGGAATACGAACAACTATCATCTGCAGAAAGAGTAGATATGATTGATCAAAGAATACTAAATCTTGAAAAACATATCTTTCATAACGAAATGTTATTGTCAGAGCATGACAGTATAGGGATATTTGATGAAGAGGGTCTGGATGCATTAAGAATGCAGATAGCCACATACTCTGAGCAAATAGAAGTGCTTAATCAATTAAAAGAAACGTATAGTTCTTAGTCTTTATGATATAATAGAATAGGAGGAAAATATGTCTATAGATTTAACAAATGAAGAAAAGTCAGGTATTGTATATCAACACATCAAAAATGTTGAATATTCTTTATATAATATTACTCTGTCATTAATTGAAGAAAATGCAGTTTTATTGCCAGATTCAGAAAAAGTTGACTCATTAAATAATCAAATATCTGATTTAAATGCACAAAAAGTAGCACTGCAGTCTGAACTTGCAAAACTAGTATAATAAATAAAAAGGGTGGAATAAAATGGACAACAAGGCAGAGTTAGTAATTATGGCTTTACAACAACGTATTGGCGAACTTGTATCAAATTATGAAACGCAGGTAGCAGTACTAAGAGCTGAAATTACTCAGTATTCTCAGCAAAAAGAAGAAAAAGAAAAGGCAGCAGAAGAATATTCTAGAAGCCTTGAAGAAAAAACTTCTAATAAGAAGTCTACCTAAAGGATATAATGTTAAGTTGTAATAGATGTAGTGGGCGAGTTTTTGTGGATAGACAGTATACAACTGTTGACCATATAGAGACAGCCTGCATTTCTTGTGGTAATAGAGTGTTCTATCATCCACCTTCAGCAACTAAAGAGGGAACATGGATACTTCAAAAGGAAAAATCCAGAGCCAAGCATACAATAACGAACCTGTAATTAAGGGTAAGGTTAAAGTATGGTTTATCAATGGTGATCTTGTTAAGGTCTACCATAGCTCTCGTTCTACTGGAATGGTTACGTTTTATAATATAACCAAAGATCGTTTAGAAACATGCTTGCTCTCTGACTTTAAAAAGAATCGTGAGCGTGCATACAGTGTAGCAGAAACTGCAAAATTGATCAATAGGCACAGAAAATATATACCAAGTTTAATTAAACGAGGAGTGATTCCTCCACCAATTGGTGCAAAACTAAATGGTGAAAGAGCATGGCAGGTAAGAGCTTATTACTCTGAATCGCATGTTAGGGAGATCCGTGCTATACTTGCAAGTATACATATTGGACAACCAAGAAAAGACAAATTAATAACGAACAACATGACTCCTACAAGCCAAGAGTTGACAAGGCGAATGGGAGACGGTATACTTACATATACGAGAACAGAAGATGGACGATTTATTCCAGTGTGGAGTGAGTCTATTTAATTTATGAATGGGTGGGGTAATGGAAAATAGCAATTACGTAGTAACAAATGAACCAACAAAGGTAAATGTAACATTAGGCTATACACTTAATCTAGGCAATTTTCAGTCACTAAGACTTGATCTAGGTATTGTAGATAGCAAGCGTGATGGAGAAACTACAAACGAAGCTTTTGAGCGTGTGTATAAGTTTGTAGAAGATAAGCTAACTGAGAAGATTCAAGAAGCAAAGTCTGAAATCTCAGAATAATGGCAGAACGCAAAGACCGTATGGCTTTGCTGAGTAGATACTCAAAATTACATACAGCAAAGTATGAGCAAAAGCCATCTTTAAACTTAAATGTAGAGCAATGGGCAGCAGATGGACTTATTGAGTCGTATGGCATGTCACAGTGCTATGATTTATTAGACTATTATTTTTCTGTTGCACAAGAAGCAAGCTGGAATTACTTTGCATATAATGCAGAAAAAATTCTTAATGGTAAACTAGATGTAGAGCAAGACATAAAAGAAAGACAACAACGCAGGGCTAAAGCAAAGGAGTGGCTAAGTGAATAATACAGAAGCTAAGGTAATTTCAGCGGTATTACAAGACAAGCAACTTCATGTATTGCTACAAGCAAATGTAGAGACACTTCTTAGAACACATAATGATGTATGGAACTTCATTCGTCTTTATGCTGAGAATAATGGAACAGTGCCACCATCATCTTTAGTGGTAGAAAAATTTAGAGACTTTGAGATTCTTAAAGATGTTGGTGCAACTAAGCATCATCTTGAAGAGCTACAAACTGAGTACTTGAATGATAGTCTAAAAGATATTCTAAGATCTGCAGCAACAGAGGTTCAAGGTGGTCAAGGTGTTCAGGCACTTGAAGATCTAATTACTAAAACATCTACACTAAAGAAAAATACATCTTCTATTCGTGATATTGATGCAACAGATATTGATTCTGCTATTGCATACTTTGAAAATGTTAAAGAGCAACAGGCTCTCGGACAACGTGGAATTAAAACAGGATTGCCAGGATTTGATAACTACTTGCCTTCTGGAATTATGCCAGGACAGCTTGGAGTCTTTTTAGCATACCCAGGTATAGGAAAGTCATGGATGGCTCTGTACTTCGCTGTACAGGCCTGGAAACAGGGTAAGACACCACTAATCATCTCACTTGAAATGAGTGAGACAGAGGTTCGTAATCGTGTGTTTACAATTATGGGTGAAGGTCTTTGGTCACATCGTAAATTATCAAATGGTGAAGTTGAACTTGATATGATGAAGAAGTGGCATGCAAATAAACTTGAAGGTCGCCCACCATTCCATATCATTTCTAATGACTCTGGTGGAGAAGTAACACCTTCTGTAATCCGTGGAAAACTAGATCAATACAAGCCAGACTTCGTTGTAGTTGACTACCTTCAGTTGATGAGCCCAAACCAAAAGGCTGATAACGAAACGGTAAAGATGAAGAATCTATCCCGTGAACTAAAGCTAATGGCTATTAGCGAAGAAGTACCTATTATCGCTATCTCATCTGCTACGCCTGATGATGTAAAGGATATGTCTACTGTTCCTACTCTTGCACAAACAGCATGGTCAAGACAGATTGCCTACGATGCTGATTGGGTTATGGCTCTAGGTCGTGCCAGCAATAGCGATATTATTGAGTGTGCTTTTAGAAAGAATCGTAATGGTTTTATGGGAGATTTCTTAGTTCAGTGTGACTTTGATAAAGGTTACTATCGCTATAAGGATTTTGAAGATGGTAAGTAAAGAGATTTATACAGAAGAGCAGATTCGTCGTGTTCTCAATGGTGCAGGTTTAGATATTGAGGCTGAGTTTGGTAATGACTTCATCATCTATTGTCCTTACCACAACAACACTAGAACACCTGCTGGAGAAGTAGCAAAAGATAGTGGTTTGTTCTTCTGCTTTGGATGTCAGATAACAAAGAATTTAGTTGAGTTAATTATGTTTACTTCAAACAGATCATATTTTGAAACGGTAAGGTATATCAAAGGCAAAGAGCAACAATCTGATATACAAACCATAGTAGACAAAGCACTATATGCACCACCTGATTTTGTTCAGTATGATGAACTACTTATTAAGAGATTAAATAAACAAGCACTTGATGCACCTAGAGCAATGAACTATTTCAATGGTCGTAGAATAACAAAAGATTCTGTGATTAAATTTGATTTAGGATACTCTGAAAAGCAAGGATCAGTAACTATTCCCATTCACTCACCTGATGGAATGTGTCTTGGATTTGTTGCTAGAACTATTGAAGGTAAAGAGTTTAAAAATACTCCAGGACTTCCAAAAAGTAAGGTTATGTTTAACTTGCACAGAGTTAAAGCATCTAGTATAGTTTATGTAGTGGAATCATCATTTGATGCTATCCGCTTAGACCAAGTAGGTTTTCCAGCAGTTGCAACGCTGGGTGCTAATGTATCTGTATCTCAGATCAGATTATTAGAGAAGTACTTCAATAATGTTGTACTTATTGCAGATAACGATGAAGCTGGTAGCATTATGAAGGATAAACTGGTTGAGAAACTAGGACACCTAGTAACTGTTATTAGCTTAGATAAAAAATATAAAGACATAGGAGACATGGATGATGATGAAATTAAAAAGCTGGAGTTCCAGTTTGACAATTCAATCATGTCTATGCTAAAATAGAAAAAACAATAAATAAGGAGAAACACAAAAATGGCAATTGTAAAAGGACTAAAAAACATTAACGCACTAGTAGACAAGCCAAAGTTTGAAGGCACAGGTACAAAGGTTCGTTGGTTCAAGATCGCTGACGGACAATCAGTAAAGATTCGCTTCATTGAAGAACTAGATGAAGATTCATCAAGCTATAATGCAGAGCGTGGGTTGGCTCTGGTTGTATCAGAACACACAAATCCAAAGGACTACAAGCGCAAGGCTGTAGACACTATGGACTCAGAAGGTCGTGACTGGGCAGAAGAAATGCACCGCAAGGATCCAAAGGCTGGATGGCGTGCACGTCTTCGTTTCTATTGCAACGTTCTTGTAGATGATGGAATTGAGGCACCATATGTTGCAATTTGGAACATGGGTGTTAGCAAGCAGTCTGCATTCAATACTATTCGTGAGTATGCACTTGAAACAGGAAGCATCTCAAATCTTACTTGGAAGGTAAAGCGTAACGGTCAGGGTACTGAGACAAGCTATACACTTATTCCAAGTGCACCAGATACTGCACCATTTGATTGGTCAGGAATTGAACCTTATCCATTGGAGAAGGCTCTAAACAAGGTGCCATACGCAGAACAAGAAGCCTTTTATCTAGGCTTTGATACTCCTTCATCTACATCAGCCAACATTGACTGGTAATTAGATGAACTACGTTGGCTTACATGTCCATACACACTACTCCTTAATGGATGGTGTTGCTACTCCAGAAGAATACGTGAACCGTGCAGTTGCGTTAGGAATGCCAGCACTGGCTATTACTGACCACGGTACTTTATCTGGGCATAGGGAACTGCACCGTATTGCAAAAGCAAATGGAATTAAGCCAATACTTGGTGTAGAAGGCTATATGACGACAAGCATGTCAGATAAGAGAGCAAAGGCAGACCGCCAGGATCCTCTTGACTTGAACTATCATCATATAGTCCTTCTCGCTAAGAACCAAGTTGGTCTTGAAAATCTTAATAAGATTAATGAGATTGCTTGGACAGATGGATTTTTTAGTAAGCCACGTTTTGACTTTGAAGTATTGAGTAAGTATAAGGAAGGTTTAATTGTAACTTCTGGATGCTTAAGTGGTTGGATTGCCAAAGCAGTTGAACTAGGTGAACTAGCAACAGCAAAACGTCACATGCAATGGTTTAAAAATGAATTTGGTGACGATTACTACATTGAAGTAATGCCACACAACTCTGCTGAAATCAACAAGGGGATTATTGAATTAGCAGATGCAATGAAAATTAAGATTGTTGTTACACCAGACTGTCACCATGCTGACGTAGATCAAAAAGAAGTACAAGAACTCATGCTTCTTTTGAATACACATGCAAAGCTTCAAAAGGATGTTACATATGAGAAGTCAAAAAAGTATGACACATTTATGGAGCGACTAGACTATCTCTATGGTGCAGACCGTATGATGAGTTTTAATAAGTTTGACATTCATTTGCTTTCTTATGAACAGATGAAAGATGCCATGGCAAAGCAGGGTATTGATCGTGAAGATATGTTCACATCTACTATTGAAATTGCTAATAAGATTGAAGACTATGACATTAAAGAACACCTAGACTTACTTCCAGTACAGTATAAAAAGCCAATGGATGAGCTTAAGAAGCTTGCTCTTGATGGTTTGGCTGAACGCAAGTTAGATAAGAATAAAGAATACCTTGAAAGACTTGATGAAGAGTTAGAGATTATTGGACAGAAAAACTTTGGTCCATACTTTTTGGTAGTTCGTAACATGCTTAACTGGGCAAAGAGTGAAGAGATTATGGTTGGTCCTGGTCGTGGTTCTGCAGCAGGTTCTTTGTTATGCTATGCACTTGGAATTACTGATATTGATCCAATAAAGCATGGACTATTGTTCTTCCGCTTTATTAATCCAGATCGCAATGACTTTCCTGATATTGACTCAGATATTCAAGATACTCGTCGTGATGAAGTAAAAGATTATCTAGTTAGACAATACAGACATGTTGCATCTATTGCTACATTCTTACAGTTTAAGGATAAGGGTGTTGTACGAGATGTTGCACGATGCTTAAATATTCCTCTTCCAGATGTCAACAAGGTGCTAAAGGTTGTTGATACATGGGATGACTTCTGTAACTCACGCAATACTTTATGGTTTAGAGAGAAGTATCCAGAAGTAGAAATCTATGGAGATCAGCTTCGTGGAAGAATTCGTGGTACTGGAATTCACGCAGCAGGTGTAGTAACAAGTAAAGACCCAATCTTTAGATATGCACCAATGGAAACACGTTCAGTAACTGGACAGGATGAAAGAATTCCTGTAGTGGCAGTTGATATGGGTGAAGCTGAAAATATTGGTTTAATTAAGATTGATGCTCTTGGTCTAAAGACTTTGAGTGTGCTTAAAGACTGTATTGATATTATCAAAGAACGTGAAGGCACAAAGATTGATTTACTAAAGATTGATATGGATGATGCAAATGTATACACAATGCTATCAGACGGTTACACAAAAGGTGTCTTTCAGTGTGAAGCAGCACCATACACAAACCTTCTAGTTAAAATGCGTGTAAAGAACCTTGCTGAACTTGCTGCATCAAATGCTCTAGTTCGTCCTGGTGCTATGAATACTATTGGTAAGTCTTATATTGCTCGTAAGCATGGTCGTGAGAACATTGATTACAAGCACCAAGTTATGAAATCATTTACGGAGGAAACTTATGGCTGTATTCTTTACCAGGAACAAGTTATGCAAGCATGCGTACAGCTTGGCGGTATGTCCATGTCGGAAGCAGATAAAGTTAGAAAGATCATTGGAAAGAAAAAGGATGCTAAAGAATTTGATATCTTCAAAGATCAATTTGTTAAGGGTGCTTCGCAATACCTTTCGCCGAATGATGCCTTAGACCTATGGCATGACTTTGAGGCTCACGCAGGGTACTCATTTAATAAGTCTCACGCTGTAGCATACTCAACACTCTCATACTGGACAGCATGGTTAAAATACCACTATCCTCTAGAGTTTATGTTTGCACTACTTAAGAACGAAAAAGACAAAGATGGAAGAACGGAGTATTTAATTGAAGCGAAACGTATGGGTATCCCTGTTAAACTTCCGCATCTTAATGATTCAGAAATTGATTTTAAGATTGAAGGTAAGGGAATTAGATTTGGGCTTACGGGTATTAAATATATCTCTGACAAGATTGCAGAAAGATATATCGCAGGCCGTCCGTTCACATCATATAAAGAAGTAGAAGAGTTCACTTTTACCAAGGGTAACGGAGTAAATAGCCGTGCACTACAAGCAATGAGATGCGTAGGAGCACTTACATTCCCAGATAATCCAGCAAATCCGCAGGAAGTTAAAGAAAATCTATATGAATACCTAAACCTTCCTGAGTTCAATATGTCTGTGCCACAACACTATTACGCATATATTAATGATGTTGAAGAGTACGAAGAGACTGGATCATTTGTTCTTATGGGAATGGTAAAGTCAATTAAGCGAAGCAAGGGTTGGTCAAGAGTAGAGTTACTTGACAAGACTGGTAGTGTTGGAATCTTTGATGAAGAGAATACAACCATTGAAGCTGGAAAAACATACTTGCTTCTTGCATCAGATAACAGAATTGTATCTGCAATTCCTGCAGATGAAATTAAAGATTCAAAAGATTCTTTAATTAAGTTCTTGAACTATAAGATGTTGCCATATAAAGAGGGAGAACACTTTGTTGTTTCCTTCAAGCCAAGAGTAACAAAGGCTGGCAAGAAGATGGCTTCACTAGTTGTAGCAGATGCTGGCAGAGAAATGCATTCAGTAGTTGTATTCCCAATGCAGTTTGCTAAGGCATATATGAAGATTGAAGAAGGTAGTGTTTATAAGTTTGAGTTTGGAAAGACAAAGGATGGAACTGTTATAATGAATGAGGTAGAAAATGTTTGATGATTTAGCAATTGCATTACACAAAACAGCAGTAGAAAAAGGTTTTTGGCCTGAAGAGGTTGATGATATTTTTATTGCCAAGCAGTGTATGATGATCGTGTCTGAAGTAACTGAGGTTATGGAAGCAGTTCGTAAAGACAAAGGTGAAGAAGAGATTGCTAAAGAAGTAGCAGACATTCTAATTCGTACTCTTGATCTATATGCAGGAATGGTTGAGGCAGGGTATACTAAGATATCACTAGATTACGCAATGGAAGAAAAGACTAACTTTAATAAGACTAGACCAGAGAAGCATGGGGTACGATTTTAATGATGACAGTAGAAGAAGTTTTAGCTCAACTTAGCCCAAAACTAAGAAAGACGGTAATGGCTGGAGACACGATTCCAGCAACAGAATATGCATCAACCCCTAGTTTTGGTTTAAACCGTGCATTAAACGGTGGACTGCCATATGGTCGTCAGGTACTTGTCTGGGGCTCTAAATCCTCTGCAAAGTCCTCTCTGTGCCTTCAGATGATAGGTCTAGCACAGAAGGAAGGAAAGATCTGTGCTTGGATTGATGCAGAAATGTCATATGATAAGAAGTGGGCAGAAAGCCTTGGTGTTGACTCATCTAAGCTTATCGTATCTCAGTGTCGCACAATTAATGAAATGGTTGATGTTGGAACCAATTTAATGAATGCTGGAGTTGATATAATAGTTATTGACTCTATTACGTCATTGCTGCCAGCAATATATTTTGAAAAGGATTCAGATGAACTTAAGCAACTTGAAAATACAAAGCAAATTGGCGCAGAGTCAAGAGACTTTAGTAACGCTTGGAAAATGCTTAACTACGCTAATAACAAGGTTAAGCCAACTATGTTGGTACTTATTAGCCAGTCTCGTAATAATATTAGTGCTATGTATACTAGCCAGCAGCCTACTGGTGGTCAGGCTACTAAATTTTATTCTTCAACAGTCATTAAACTTTTTTCATCAGAATCAG